AGGTGGGACGGGGACCGGCGCGCAGGCTATCGTTTCGGTCGTCGGTCCTCAATATCGGCCGGGAATTGGGCTTTACATCCACGACCGTTGTGACGGGTGTCTCGTCACGGATGTCGAATACGAGGGCAATCAGACGGACGTGAAAGTGTCCAACGTTGGTTTCATGAAGTTCGTTCACATCGGCGGGGAGAATTTTGGTGGGGATTGGAACATTCTCGGCGTCGGGCTTGATTTGGAGAACTGCATGGGCAGCGCGGCGTTCTTTGAGAACCAGTTCGAGGGCAACGGCATTTCTTATCTGCTTAACAACAATAGCACTTGCTCTTCCGGCGCAGGGCAGGGCGGGGTGAATTTGGTCGATCTAGGCGCTTCGAGCGGCAGTGGGTACCCTGGCGGGGGCGGCGCATACGGGATTGTCACTGGCCCAGGGTCGTGGGGCAATATTACGGGATTGCATGTCAGCGGGGGCCAGGTCGGGTGGCCGCCGCGCATCGAGATCGGCGCGAACAGCGGGCAGTGGCTGATCACCGACCTGGTTTCGGAAGGATCGCCCGGGTTGTCGAATGCGATTGCCTACACGATGCGCGTAGCGCCGTCCGCAACCCCGCCGGTGTCGCCCCAGATGGGATGGAAGGGGTTAGGGTCGCTCGTCGTCAACGGCGATTTCACGCTCGACCAGCCTTACGAGGGTCTGACCGCGCCGGATGGGTCTGTGCTGCGCATGGATCGCTGGCGGATGAGCGAGAATATTTCCGGGGAAAGCTTGACCTCGCAGCGATTGAGCGGTGGGCCTGCCAACGGCAATAACGGCTCTCAATCCCGTTATTATATAAGAGTAACATCGAATGCGGCAGGCACGGTTGGCGCGGCGCAGAGCGCATATCTCTATCAGAACATCGAAGGTGGGCAGTGGACTGCGAGCGCGATGTTCGGACAGTATTCGGCCAATCAACTGGAGCTAGATTTTTGCGCTTGGGCTCTCACTGCCGGAAACTATGATTTATTTTTGATGAATACCGCTAAGACGTTGAGCTACGTTCATCGGATGGCGTTGACGACCGGCTGGGCGTGTTATGCGACCGACATCAATCAACCTCCGACGAGCTTTCTTTATTCTGACGCGGGGACAGTGGCGTTGACGCTGGGATTCGATTTCGGCGCGGGGACGAATTATCAAACGACGACCGCCGACCAATGGCTCAGTGGCGAATATCATGAGATTGCGGGCGACAAGCAGCTTGCTGTAACCAACGGTGCGTATATCAGCATTACTGCTGTGCATTTGTATCCCGTGCCGTTTCAGCCTTATCTTTACCAGCCGCGCACGGCGGACGACGAGTTTATTAAAGCGCGCCGCTTTTTTCAGAAGAGCTATTCCCCTGGGGTGAAAGTTGGGCAAGCCGGGGCGACCGCCACTCCAGGCGCGGGGACGATGCTCAATCCAGTCGTTTCCGCGCCAACACAAATAGATGTGAATTTCCCGCCGATGATCGTGCCGCCTACGGTGACGCTCTACTCTACGCAGAATGGCACGATCGGGGCTTGCACGGATACAAACAATAGCAACGCCGACGTCGCCGGGGCGACGGCGGTCAATGTCGGCCTAGGCGGGTTTGCGCTTCAGTGTCCTGGTGTAGCGGCGGCAGGGCGCCAGTTGCAGGCCGCTTGGTCCGCGGACACGGGGCTCTAAGGTTTTCGATGGCTGTCGCGACGGCTAAGTTCTCCTTGACCAACGCCGGGTGGACCGACCTCGGCGCCGGACCGATGTTGCTGACGTTCCGCGGCGTCGGGGTCTATGCGGTCGGCGACGCCGCGCCGGCCTGGCTTGCCGAGGGGTTTTCCCGCAGCCGGGGCGGCGCCATCCGGCTCACCACGACCTCCCACGTGTGGGCGTCGGCCTCCGGCGCCGCCGGCGTCGACGCCTACGTCGCGCCGATCGTCCCGGTTTCGGCGTGGACGCCCGCCAAGCTGCCGGGCCTCGTCGCCTGGTATGACGGGCAGAAGGCCAGTTCCATCATCCTCAACGGCGCGACGGTCAGCCAATGGAACGATCAGAGCCCGAATGCATACAATGCCGTGCAGGGAACCGCCGCCAATCAGCCGACGTACAGCGCCGTGGGTTTCAATGGCAAACCCGCCTTGTCGTTCAATGGCGCAAGCAATTATTTGAGCGCGCCAGTTCCCGCGGGGGCGTTTCCCAATGGTATTTTCGAAGCGATTGTCTTTTACACGAGCCTTGTCAGCCACGGGCCAATGCCACGCGCGACAGGCTCAATCTCAGCCGGATTAGATCGGCAAGGAACTCAGTTTTTAATTGGCAACGGAACAACCAACACCGGCCTGGCGCCGGCGCCAACGATTAGCACTGGCGCGATGACGACGCCGACTTTGTGGGAAGTGTATTGTGATAATTCAGCAAGGATCGGCTACGATTGGGTTAATGCGACTTCGGACTGTACGTCGTCAGTCTATTCAGCAGGCGCCTACGCCGACAATGCGACGACCCTTTTCATTGGCAATCGTCAAGATTTGCCTGTTCAATACATCAAGGGGCCAATCGCTGAAGCGGTCGCTTGCCGCCAGATGGCGACCGCCGACCGGCAGTCGCTTGAAGGCTACCTCGCGTGGAAGTGGGGGCTTCAGTCGCTATTGCCTGCGGGGCATCCGTACAAGGGCGGTTTCCCACCGCAGTTCGTTGCGCCGCCATTGTTGACCGGGGCGGAAAGCGACGGGATCAATCTCGGGTTGAGTCTGATTCCATCTGCGGCGACTACGCCTGCGGCGCCAAGTATTGTCGCGCCTGATGGAACGACGGGCGCTGTCGTGGCGCTTACCGAAGATACGTCAGCCACGGCCAATCATTACGTATATACAAACTTTACTGGTGCGCCTACGACAGCAACAATATCTGCCTACGTTAAACCGTTCGGGTCCGGGTCAACAAGATATGTCGTTTTGTCACTTGAAAACGCGAGTTTCGGTGGTGGGTCGGCATATTTTAACGTGGCTAATGGAATTGTAAACACAGCGTTTACTCAGGCAAATTATACGATAACGAATGCTGTATGCCAGCCGGCGGCTAATGGGTTTTTCAAATGTACGTTGTCTATGACAACGACATCAACCGGATTTTCCTTTGGAATATTTGCCCTGTCGAATGTGGCGACCTCGTCCAGCCTTCTTTCCCCTTATACCGGCGACGGCGCGAGCGGACTGTATTGTTGGCGATTTCGAGAAACGACGCCATGAAGAAGCCTTCTTTGACAAGCTCGGAACCGCGAGCGCCGCCGGCATAGGAGAAAATAATGGCGACGACGACAACCAAGTTCTCCTTGACCAACTCCGGGTGGACCGATCTCGGCGCCGGGCCGCTGCTGCTGGGTTTCACGGGCGCCGGCGTGTTCGCGATCGGCGACGTGACCCCGGTTATTCCGATCAGCGAAGGCTTCACCGTGGTTCGCGGCGAGGCTTTCCGGGTCGAGACGTCGTCGCATGTTTGGGCTATGGCGAGCGGCGCTTCCGGCGTCACCGCCTATGTCTCGGCGTATTGAACGGTCTTCAACCAGAGGAGAAAGCCTATGCCTGCCCACCGCAACGACCCGCCTCCTGCGCCCGAGAAGCATCCCGTGGACACGCCGGCCGCTCCGCCGGCCAATTTCGACCCGCCCAAGGACTTCAAGCTGACGCCCCCGGGGACGACTCCGCCGCCCGGCTATGTCGCCGGTCAGCCCGTCGACGACGCGGAGCTGCGTGCGACCGAGGACGAGGCGAGGAGGAAGTTCGAAGCGGGCAAGAAGGTTTACGAAGCGCGCGACAAGGCCCTGGGGGTCAAGGCCGAGTGACGGCGTTCGGCTTGGCGTGACAACTTTTTTACGCAAAACCTACTTCGACGGCGTGCGTGCGAGCCTGTTCGCCGGCTCGCTCACGTCGCGGCAGGTGGACGGGCAAAATTTCATCCTGGACGCGTGGGAGAAATACGTCCCGGACCACGACGTGCGCTGGCTCGCCAACTTCCTTGCGCAGGTCTACCACGAGACGTCGCAAGAGATGTGGCCGATCGAAGAGCACGGCAAAGGGTCCGGCCAGCCGTATGGCGTTCCCGATCCAATCACCGGGCAGACCTATTACGGGCGCGGTTTTGTGCAGCTCACCTGGAAGGACAACTACCAGCGCGCCGACGTCGAGCTGCACCTGGCCGGCGACGCGTCGTGCGTCGCGCACGCCGACCAGCAGCTCGATCCGGCGATCTCCGCGCGCACCGGCTACCGGGGAATGATGGAGGCGTGGTTCCGCCAACCGCATTGTTTCGCCGAGTATTTCAGCGAAACCGCCGACGACCCCTACAACAGCCGCGACATCGTCAACGGCGACAAGGACGTGGTCCCCGGCTGGTCGGACGGCCGGCCGATCGGGCGGCTGGTCGAGGAATACCACGGGAAGTTTTTTGCGGCGCTGACCGCGGCGGCGTCCAAGCCGTCCATGCCGCCGGACGCCGTCGTCCTCGACCTCGTGGTCGCCGCCGACAAGCCGGCGGTGGTCAGCGTCCGGGCGGGGGCGAACGTGATCGTGCTCGTCAACGGATGATCCGCGTCTGTCCCAGTTGCGGAGCCTCTCTTTGGCGGCTGACGAGCCTCAAGGAAGTGTTTCCCATGCGGATGGTGGATAAGTATTTCCAGGCTTACGGCATCGAGACCGTCGGCGAGGTGGTCGACATGACCGACGCCAGGCTTCTGCACGTCCCCGGCGTCGGACCTAAGACCGTCACCTTGATTCGCCGGGGAATCGCCAGATTTCTCACGGCCCGGGGCGTCGATGGCGCCGCCGATGCTTACTAGTGTCGCCATCCTGCTTGTCAGCTTTAGCGGCCCGACCGGACAGCGTATCGACGTCAATCCGAGTCAAGTCACCAGCGTGCGCGACCCGCAGGAGGTCAGCCACGCCCACATCGCCAAGGGAACCCACTGCCTGCTTGGAATCTCCAATGGTAAAATAATCGCCGTCCGTGAGGACTGCGACGCCGTGCGCGAGCAACTGCGCGGAACCATGGGCAACTCGACGCCGTGCGTGCTGGTCTGCGGGGGAAACGGGAGCAAGTGAACGACGAATTGCGCTACGAGCGTGCGCTCAAGCGTCAAAAGGCGATCCTGGACGCGCGCCAACGTTTGATTCCGTTCGCGCGCCTGATGAAGCCCGATCCCAACGACGCCGAGAACCCCGCCGCGTCCGCCTACCAGCCGGCCAGGCATCACAGTTTCATCGCCGACGCCCTCGAAGAGATCGAAAATGGCAAGAATCGCCGCCTGATCATCAATTGTCCGCCCCGTCATGGGAAGTCCGAGCTTGCCAGCCGCCTGTTTCCGCCCTGGTTCATCGGAAAACATCCCGGCGCGTCGATCATCTGCGCCTCTTACAACGAGAAGTTTTCCTGGGATTTCGGTCGCGAGGCCAAGACGCTTATCGAGGACGACATCTACCGGCAGGTTTTCCCCGACGTGCGGATCGCGACCGCGAGCGTGGACCGGATCGCGACCGAATCGGGATCAAAGCTGTTCTTCACCGGCCGGGGCGGCACGATCACTGGCCGCGGCGCCATCGGGCTTGTCCTGGACGACCCGATCAAGGACAGGGTCGAGGCCGATTCGCCTACCCTGCGCGAAAAAGTGTGGACGTGGTACGTCCAGGTGCTGCGCACGCGCCTTTTAACATATCGGGGCTGGATTCTGTTGATCCAAACACGTTGGCATGAAGATGACCTCGTCGGCCGGATCGTCGACCCGACCAACCCCAACTATTCCGCGACCGAAGCCAAGAAATGGCGTGTCGTCGACCTCCCCGCGCTCGCCCGCCTCGACGACCCGCTGGGCCGCAAGCCCGGCGAGGCGCTGTGGCCTCAGCGCTTTCCCGCCCACTATCTCGAAGACTTGCGCGAGGGCGACCCACGGGGCTTTCAGGCGCTCTACCAGGGCTCGCCCACGCCCGAGAAAGGCAACTTTTTCGACAGCGATTGCCTGCGCACCTACAAGCGCGACGAAATGCCCAAGAAGGACGAGCTGCGTTTCTACGCCGCGAGCGATCACGCGGTCTCGACCAAGCAGGACCGCGACAAGACGTGCTGCGGGATCGTCGGCATCGACAAGGACAGCAATCTTTGGATCATGCCCGATCTCCTGTGGGGGCGTTATCCCGTCGACCGGGTGGTCGAGCGCATGATCGACCTCATGGCGCTCTATAAGCCGATTCACTGGTGGGCGGAGCGTGGTCACATCTCGAAATCGATCGGCCCTTTCCTCAGAAAGCGCATGGCGGAGCGCAATGTGTGGGCGTCGATCTTCGAGGTCACGCCCGTCCAGGACAAGAAGACCCGCGCCCAGGCGATCCATGGAAGAATTTCCATGTGCCGGGTCTATTTTCCGAGCTTCGCGCCGTGGTGGGCCGAGGCGCGCGACGAGATCCTCAAGTTTCCCTACGGCGTCCACGACGATTTTGTGGACATGCTCGCCTGGATCGGCATGGGCCTCGCGATTCAGATTCCCAACCGCCCGGCGCCGCCCAAGCCTCAGGCGCCGCGTCAGATGACGCTGGCGTGGATCAAATCCGAGGGCAAGCGGGCCAACGCGTCCCGCACGACGGGGTGGTGATCTTGATTTCAGGCGGCTAGCCGGTCTACTTTTCCCGGGCCGTGACGACTTTTCCGCCTCAGAGCCCCGGGCCGCCCATGAGCCCCGGTCCGCCGCCCCAGATCCATCTGGCAGGCAACCCCGACCAGGCTTCCGAAGGCCAGGAGCCGCCTCTGCCGGCTGGACAGGACGAAAATCCAGACGTCGTACCCCGAAATCCGCCCGATCCCGACCCCGCGCGCAAGCAGCTCGTTGAAAAGTGGGCTTCGAGGGTCCGCTGCGCCAAAAAGAAGTGGGATTCGGCCTTCAAGAAGATGGTGCGCGACCAGAAGTTCTGCGGCGGCGCGCAATGGCCCGAGGAAACCAAGTCCGAGACGTTCAACGACGCTTTCAACGATCGCTACATCGCCAACATCACGCTTCGTCACGTCAAGCAGCGCGTCGCCGCGGTTTACGCCAAGAATCCGAAGATCGTCGCGAAAGTCCGGCCCCGGTTGCTCGCGACCGTGTGGGACGGCACGATGCAGGGCCTTCAGGAGGCGCAGCAAACCGTCCAGCAAGCCCAGCAGGCCCAAGAAGCGCAGCAGAAGCTCGCGTTGGGCGTCGGTCTCGGGATCACGGCGGCGAGAATGGGGATTCCGCTTGGCGGCGCTCCTGCCGGACCCCCCGGCGGAGGAGGCCCGCCGGGTCCGCCAGGCGCTCCGGGCGGTCCAGGCGGCGCGTTGGCGACTCTGGCCGGCAAACCCGAGTTTTCCTGGCAAAATCCCAGCGCGGGGACCCCTCCGGGCGCTCCCGGCGCTCCCAATCCCGCCGCGAGCCTCATGTCCATGCTTCAGCCCCCGCCTGGACAGCCGCCGATCTTTCCGCCGCCTCAAGGGCCGCCCCCGGACGAATTGACTCAAGCTCAGGCCGTCATCGCGGACGCGCAGAACGTCAAGAATCAGTTCCAGCAGCTCCAGCGGATCGCCAAGACTCTCCAGATCCTCTTCCAATACGAGATCAGCCAGCAGCAGCAGTCCTTCAAGACCCGCATGAAGATGGCGACGCGCCGCGCCGCCACGTCCGGCGTCGGATGGATTCGTGTCGGCTTCCAGCGCGTCATGGCCCCCAACCCCGACCAGGATTCCCAGCTCGGCGATTCGCGCACCCAGCTTGAATTCATTCAGCGCGTAAGCGCCGACCTGGCCGACGGCAAGATCACGAAAGACTCGCCCGAAGCCGAACAGATGCGCCTCGTCGTCCAGTCGCTGGGCCAGGCGCAGGAAATCGTCGTGCGGGAAGGGCTCACGTTCTCCTGGCCGAAGTCGACTGCGATCATTCCCGATGAGAACTGCGTGAGCTTGCGCAACTTTCTCGGCTGCCAGTGGGTCGCGGAGGAATACTGCTTGACCCCTGGGGAGATTCAGGAGACTTACGGCGTGGACGTGGGCAAGCAGTTCACGTCCTACAACCGCAACGACGCCGGTCTCGATTGGATGTCCTACCGGCCGCGCAATCCCAGCGATACGACCGGGACCGTGGGCGACAGCGCCTATGGGCTCGTGTGGGAGATCTTCAACAAGGACGACGGGCTCGTCTATGTCGTGTGCGACGGTTACAAGGACTTTCTGCGCGAGCCGGCCGAGCCCGAGTTCTATACCGATAATTTCTGGCCGTGGTTTCTGGTCGCGTTCAACGAGAACGACGGCGACGTGTGGCCGCAATCCGACGTCTCGCTGATCCGTCCCATGCAGCTCGAGCTCAATCGCTCCCGCCAGGGTCTGCGCGAGCACCGTTTCGCCAACCGCCCCAAGATCGGCTATGCCGAGGGCGTGCTCTCCAGCGAGGACATCGACGCGCTCAAGAATCCTCCCATGAATGCGGTGATCGCGCTCGCTGGCCTTCAGCCCGGCCAGAAGGTGGACGATCTTCTTCAGGCCATCAAGGGCGTTCCCATCGACCCCAACCTTTACGAGACCAACGAGATTTTTCAGGACATGCTGCGCGTCGCCGGCGACCAGCAGGCCGATCTCGGCCCTACGTCCGGCGCGACCGCGACCGAATCGAACATCGCCGCCCAGGCCCGCGCCACGTCCACCGGCTCCGAGATCGACGACATCGACGACACGCTGTCCGCGCTCGCCCAGAGCGCGGGGCAGATCCTTCTCCTGAATGTCTCGCAGGAAACCGTCCAGAAGATCGTCGGTCCCGGCGCTATCTGGCCCCAGCTCACCAAGGGCGATGTCGCTCAGCAGCTCTACCTCGACGTCGAGGCGGGTTCTTCCGGGCGGCCGAACCAGGCGCAGGAATTGCAAAACTTCGAACGTCTCGCGCCCATCCTCATGCAGATTCCCGGCGTCTCCCCCAACTTCCTCGCGAAGGAGGCGATTTCGCGCCTGGACGACGACATCGATCTCGAGGACGCGATCGCCGACGGACAGCCGTCCATCCTGGCGATGAACGGCGTCCAGCCGGGCGCCTCTCAAGGCCCGCCTGGGGCTCAAAACCCCGCCGCGCAGGGACCACAGGGGCAAGCCAACCAGCCCGGCCCGCCCAGTCCCCAGTCGAGCGCGCCCTCTCCGATGAATGCGGCGGCGAACGCCCCGCCGTCTCTCCCGCACTGAGTCGTTTGCACAATCTTTTGTTTGTGTCGTATAAGTCCTTCGTCGGCCTGTAGGCCGGCGAGAAGCGCGACTCGAAATGGCAGAGGACGGCGGCGCAGCAGGCCTTGGCGCGGGAGGGAATGCTTCCGGCGCTCCAAGTCCCGGACCGGGTTCAACTCCGTCCAGCCCGCCTCCGGCGTCCACGCCGTCCACGCCCTCTTCGAGTCCGCCGGGCGCTACACCCCAGGCGGGCGCCCCGCAAGCGCCTGGGAAGGGGAAGCCCACCCGGGCCGGCCTCATGGAAGCCGCGCTCAAGGTGACGAAAGTCACGCCCGAGCGCGACGTCCTGGGCAGGCAGCCGGAGGGACAAGGCGGTCCTCCCCAACCGCCGGGGCAGACGACAGCCGAGGATCAGGCTGGCAAGACTCAACCCGAAGGAGAACAGGACGAACCGGCGACCGACGACCTGCCTCTTCCCGACGAAGCGTCGGAAAAGATCAGGAAGAAGGTCGACAAGCTGCTCCGCGAACGGCGGCGGCTGCGCAGCGAGGTTGCACAGCTTCAGCCCGACGCGAATGTCGGCAACCGGCTGACCGCTTTCGCCCGGGACAACGACCTTTCCCCCGACGACGTCGTCATGGGGATGAACACGATGGCCGCGCTCCGGCGCGGTGATTACGCCGGGTTTTACCGGCAGGTCGCTCCCTTCGTGCGGAAGGCGCAGGAAGTGCTGGGCCTCGTATTGCCCGACGATCTCGGACAGCGCGTCCAAGGCGGCGCGATCACCGAGACGGCGGCGCGAGAACTCGCGATCACGCGCTTCAACCAGGAGCGCGCCGAGCAGGAGGCCAGGACCAACGCGGCGCGTTCAAGCGCCCAGAACCTGCAATATGTCCAGGCCGACGTGCAGCGGGCCGTCACCACCTTCGAGGAGAGGATCGCCGCGAACGATCCCGACTATCGCGCCAAGGCCGACGCCATTCGGCGGACGGCGCAAGCCCTCCTGCACGAGCGCGGGGGCAGGATCGCTTCTGTTCAGGAGGCGCTGGACATCGTGGCCAGCGCTCACCAGGAAGTGACCGCCCAGTTCCGGCGCTTCCAGCCGGCGGTGCGCGCGACCAGTCCTCACCCGAACGGCAATTCGCAGCAACCCAACGCGCGAGCCGCTCCGCGAAACCTCATGGAAGCAGCCCTTCAAGGGCTGGAGAACGCAAGGCGCAGCGCGGGCTAATCCTTCGGGCTCCCGCAAATGGCATTCACAGCAGGCGAAATCACCAACATCGCGAATGCGGCGTTGGACTACTACCTCTCGCAAGGCGAGGAGTTTCATCAGACCTTGCAGGACCGTCCCCTGTGGGACGACATGAGCAAAAGCAAGAAGACCTTCCCCGGCGGCAAGGGCAGCATTTCCCTCGCCGTCAGCGGGGCGTTCGGCGACGGGTCGGGCAACGACGTCGTGAAGGGCTACACCCACAACGACACCGTCGTTTTCTACACTCCCGCCAACATCAAGCGCGCCAACTACCCGTGGCGCGAGCACCATCTTGGGTTGACGCTCACCCACACCGAACTCAAGATCGACGGGATCTCCGTCACCGACGAGATGTCCAGCGGGACGTCCACGTCCAACCATTCCCAGCGTGACATGACGGTGCTGGTCGGGTTGCTTCAAGACAAGCTGTTTGATCTTGGCGAGCAATACGCCCGGGGCATGAACCTCCTCGCCTATGGCGACGGCACCGCCGACCCGAAAGCGATGGCGGGTCTGGCCCTGCTGGTGGCGGACGATCCTTCGGTCGGAACCGTCGGCGGCATCGACAGGTCCAACGCCTCCTTCACCTGGTGGCGCAATCGGGCGCGCACCGCGGCGTTCCAGGCGAAGATCACCGGCACGCCCGCGCTCGCCAAGTGGGGCGGCGACGCGGTCACGTCCAGCCCGACGAACGGCGGCGCGCTCCTTCAAGTGCTTCAGTACGAGCGCCGCCAGCTCATCCGCTACGGCGGCAAGCCCGACCTGTTCGTGGCGGGCTCGTCCTTCATTGACGCAATGGAGACCGAGTTGCGCGCCAACGGCCAGTATTCCAACACCGGATTCACCGGCCAGCAGGACGGCGCGATAGGCAGCATGGTGTTCGGCGGGCAGAGCGTTCAATACGATCCGACCTTGGACGACCTAGGCAAGGCCAAGCGGGCGTATTGGCTGGATACAAGTAATATCTTTGTAGAAGCGATGGAGGATGAATGGATGCATCAGCACACTCCCGCCCGTCCGCCCGGTCAATTCGTCATGTATCGCAGTTTAACTACGACTTGTCAAATGGTTGGACGGCAATTCTCGTCATCCTTGGTCATTGACATAAAATAGCCATAAAGTAGAGACACTTATACTGTCGGGTTGAGATCCAGTAGCCGCTGTGGTAGGTTTTGTCGGTTAAATCGGCCTACTACAGCGGTAAAAGAGGATGGTGGTAATTGACGCCGAGTATCGTGCGCGGCGCGCGGCGCAGGCGCGGGAATGGAGAGCACGGAACCGGGAGCGGGCGCGTGAGATCGACCGCGAATGTTATTACCGTAACCATGAAGTGCGTAAGGTTCTTTTACGGTGGAAGAGTCGACTTCTGCGCCTAGATCCGGAGTGGCATGCGAAGGATAAACTCCGTGTTCGACTTAACCGCGCGCATGAGCGGTCTGGCAAAAGCAAACTGGCTCAATATTATTGGGAGGAGATCGCCGCCGTTTATCGTGCATGTCCAGAGGGGCAGGAGGTCGATCATATTCACCCCCTGCGTGTCATGGTTGGTAGGGAACATATCGCCTGCGGGCTGCATGTTCCGTGGAATCTTCAATATCTTAGTGTTTCCGCCAATAGGCGAAAAAAAGGCATCGAGGAGTAGTCAATGCACTTCTGCACGGTCCAGGTCGCAATCTCCGGCGACATCCAGCAGGTCGTCCACCGCAACGCCATGAGCCCGGTGTCGTGGCCGGAAGTCGAGGTCCTGCGCTTCGTCCACGGCGAGGACGCGATCACCGAGATCAAGCCGATCGCCAGAATCGACCAGGGCCAGCGTGACGAACGCGAGCGGCTCACGCTCATCTACGGGCGTGAGCCGGTCGAAAAGTGTTTCGGGGCGAGGAACTCCCAAATCGAGATGGAGGCGTACGACGTCAAGCTCGTGGACGGCGTCCAGTGGCTCAACCCGATCACCAACCACATCGAGACGACGGGGGGAGCCCCTCCCGAGCCCGAGGACATTCCCGTGCTGCCCCCGCGCGTGCGCAAAGCCGGTCCTCAGAACCTCGCCCAGCCCGAGAAGCCTTTCTAACGTGACTATTGACGTGGCTCATGACGAGACCTCCTCAACATTCGCAGGTGACTCGTCGTGACTAGGCCCAGCAGGAGCCCGACCCCCGCCACGAGCGACAGGGCCTCGCTTTCGTCCGAACGCGCGGACAGGTTCGCGTCTCACTGGCGCTACCCCGGCAACTCTCACCACCGTCGCATCCCGAAGGATCACCCGTGCCGCAGCGGTGTCGCGGTCGTAAACCACGCCGCAATCGCCACAGGGCCAGGTGTCAATTCCAGGCTTCAATCGAGGGCCGAC